AGAACTTCTCAGCTACTACATTTGATGATGATTCAGCAGTTATTCTTGCACCAGAGGCATTTACTGTATATCGCTCACCACAGGCATTTATGTCTGTAAACGTAGTTTCCAACCTACAAGTACAGGTAGCAATCTATGGATACATGGCAACAATCGCCAAGATGCCTAACGGAATCTTGAAGTACAAGAAGACCTGATAACACCGATTAAATAAGTAATCTCTGGGGTTTAGTAGCCCTAGCCCCAGAGAGCTATTAGCAAAGGAGTAGAGATGCCAGCAACGTTTGTTACAACAGCCGAGTTACGGGCTAATCTTGGTATTGGTTCACTCTACTCTGATGCGACTGTGGAAGAATGCTGTCAATCGGCAGAAGATTTAATTAGCCAATACTTATGGCATAACGATGCCCCAGTAGTAGGCACAGCATTACAAGATAACGTGGCAACACTTATGCTTTCTAATCCAAACGCATTTGTAACAGGTCAGCAAATAGTAGTAAGCGCTTGTGGTTCAACATTTAATGGCACTTACACAATCACTGGCACAATACCGCCAAGCACAGGCACAACTAGCCTTATCCCAGTATTTATGTATCAATATGGTCAAGTTAATTACCCTAATGGATATTCATTTGTGCAATATGCAAAAACAGCAGCTAATCAAAATTTTCATAAAGTAGTACCTTATGGCAACGCAAGAGGCCCAGAACACAAGACCCAATCTTATGCGAGCACCCCTGCAATACGAGAAGCTGCGATGATAATTGCAGTGGACATCTGGCAAGCAAGACAAGTTAGCCAGACAGGCGGGGTCGGTATGGATGGGATCAGTGCCAGCCCCTATCGGATGGGTTATCAGCTGATTAACCGAGTGCGTGGTCTCATCCAGCCGTATTCAAGTCCAGCATCACTGGTGGGCTGATGGCAGCGATCTCTACCCTACGTGGCACATTAGCAACAGCCTTAACAAATAATGGCGTATGGTCAACCTTTGCATTCCCACCTGCAACCCTGCTTGCTAACAGCGTAGTGGTAACACCTAGCGATCCTTATATCGAGCCAAGCAATAACAGCCAGACAAGCATCGCACCCCTGGCTAATTTTAAGATTTTAGTAACCACACCTGCATTTGACAATCAAGGCAACCTATTAGGTATAGAGAATTTTATTGTGGCAGTAGTAACCAAACTAGCGGCATCGACCCTGGTTTACAACATATCAAGTGTCTCCGCTCCAGCTATAACTAACGCAGCTAGTGGAGATTTATTAACGTCAGAAATCACTGTATCAATCCTAACGAGCTGGAGTTAAAATGAGCACACACGAAGAAGACTTAGCCTTCTTAAAAAAGACAGGCCAAATTAAAGACGCACCAAAACCAACTGCACAAACTAAGAAAGACGAGGAATAAAGTATGGCAATTTATCTGAATAATAACGTAGGTGTTAAGTTGGCTACCAATGCTGCGCCTACTACACCATCAATCGATATCAGCGCTTACGTAACTAACGCTGTAATTAATCAAATCGTCGATGAACTCGAAGTAACAGCGATGGGTGACTCCGCACATAAATTTGTGGCTGGTCTGCAATCAGGCACATTCACTATCGACTTTATCAATGACTGGGCAGCAGCGCAGGTAAACGACACATTAAGCGCAGCCTTTGGCAAGACCTTAGCAGTATCAGTTATTACTGTTAAAGGCACTGCCGTAGGAGCTACAAACCCTACTTATCAATTCTCAATACTTGTAAATAACTTAACCCCAATCGGTCAAGGTGGCGTAGCCGAGGTTGCTACCTCATCTATCACATTTACAGTAAACTCCGCAATAACAGTGTCCCCATCGGTGGCATTCTAACTAAGGAGTAGTAATGGCAAAGCTAAAGATAACAAGGGCTAATGGTGAAGTATCAGAGCACAAGATAACACCAGGTGTCGAGTACGCTTTCGAGTTAAAATATGGCTCAGGTATTAGCAAGGTCTTGCGTGAGCACGAAAGGCAAACAGAGATTTTCTGGCTTGCTTATGAATGCTTACGCAGGGCTGGCGCACAGATACCTTTATGGTCAGCAGAGTTTATTGACACTCTGGACACTGTCGAGGTATTAGACGAAGAAAAAAAATAACTGAGCGGTCTTCAGTCCTTTACAGCATCGCACAGCTGAGCGTAGAGACTGGGATACCGCCTAGAGAGTTTATTGATATGGATAGCGAAATGTATGCAGCAATTATACAGGTGCTAACCGACAGAGCTAAGGAGATCCGAAATGCCAGTCGTAGTAAACGGCGTTAAGCAACTCCAGAAGGCTATGAGAGAAGTAGAGCCAGAGCTGAATAAGCAAATGGCTAAAGATATTAAAACAGCGATGCTTACTGTCCGAGATACAGCACGTGGTTATTTACCACGCCAAAATGAAGTATTAAGCGGCTGGGGTAAGGGCACTGCCTCAGCTGAAACAATTAAATTTAGAGCATTCCCAGCATACGATTATTCTTTAGCAAGATCTTTAATTAAATACAATGCTGGCACAAATAGGCGCAATCGCAGTGGCTTTGCTGCTGCATTTTATGTAGCCAATATATCTGCACCTGGGGCAATCTTTGAAACCGCTGGCCGTAAAAACCGCAGAGGCTCATCTGACTCTAAAAGTCTTAACCCTAATGCTGGCATCCAGTTTATAGAATCTGCTGAATCAATTAGCCAGATGAAAGGCGAAGGCAAACAGCGAGGTCGGTTAATTTACAAAGCGTGGTTTGAAAAATCTAACAAGGTTATCCCTGCCGTGGTCTCTGCTATAAATACAGTCGCAACAGACTTTAATAAAAAAACACAATTAAATAAGGCAGCATAGTGGCTAATTTAATTGTCAGCGCAGTCAGCACCTTTGATAATAAGGGATTAAAAAAAGGCCAAAAAGAAGTATCAGCATTTGAAAAACAGGTTAAGAATTTTGGAAAAGTATTCGTTGGCGTATTTAGCGCCACCGCATTACTTAACTACAGCAAGAAGGCTGTGCAAGCGTTTGCAGAAGATGAGAAGGCTGCCAAGGCTTTAGAAATACAATTACGTAATACAGGGTTTGCATTTGCAGCACCTGCCGTAGAAGATTACATAGGCAATTTACAGCGCACCACAGGCGTACTAGATGACCAACTACGCCCAGCATTCCAGCAATTATTGACAGTCACTGGTTCAATAACTAAAAGCCAAGAAGCATTAAATACAGCTCTTAACATTAGCGCCGCTACAGGTAAATCTTTGACCGAAGTTAGCGCTGCCTTAACACGTGGCTTCTCAGGCAATACCACAGGTTTAAGTAGATTAGGCGCAGGCATTAGTAAAACAACTTTAAAAGCTGGCAAGATGGAAGACATCCTTGCTGAGTTAAATGCAAAATTTGCAGGACAAGCCTCAGCCCGATTAGATACTTATGCTGGCAAAATGGATTTATTACGTGTGGCAGCAGCAGATGCAAGTGAAACTATTGGAAAAAGTTTACTCGATGCAATAAGCAAGTTAGGCAAAGATACAAGCATAGAAAGCCTAACCGATGACATAGATGCGCTAGCCACAAGTATCGCAAGCGTTGTGAGTGGTGTTGGCGCTTTAATCAGCGTATTAAGCGATCTACGAAACGCACCTGGCATTAAGCAAATAATAGATGTTTTAAGATTTGGCAATTTATTTGATATGTTAAAAAAATTGGACAAATTGACTCAACCTGCACCCACATCTAATTTTACTTATTCACTAGGCGCTAGCGCCACTAAAGATATAGAGCGTGTTAAAGAAATTACTAGGCTAAAAACCTCTAACAAACTACGCCAAGACGAAATTAACAAAATGAAGGCTAAGTCTGAAGTAGATAAATTAGAAGAAAAGTTTAACGTTGAGCGCATAGCCTTAATGAAGGCGCTAGGCGAGGCTACCGATGCTGAGACTAAGTTACGTATCCAGGCAAAGATAGCGATACTAGACAATAACGAGGCTTTGGCTAAAAAATATAATGCTGAATTAGCAGCTAGTTCTGCGGCTAAGACTTTAGCTGATAGTGCTACTAATGCCGCCAACGCCCTTAATACTTTGCCCAATAAATACGATCAAATTTTTACCAGTTTAGTTGGCCAATTTAAATCGATGGGAATTGAAGCAGGCGCAGCAGCAGGCTTGGCTGCCTCATCTGCAAGATTACAGGCACAGGCTGATGCATTTTTTGCGCAAGCAGGTCAATACGCTGTGCCAGGTGGTATGCCATCTAGTGCGACTACAGCTGCCGCAGCAGCAGCGCCAACAGTAGTACCACAGGTAACAGTAAATACAGGCGCAGTATTAACTAGCGAGCAAGATCTTAGTGTGTACATACAAAACGCTTTAGGCAACATAACTAAACTTGGTAATGGAGCGTTAATACCTGCTGGATCGATTGCCTTCCAGTGACAGTACCAATAGTAAACGCTTACATAAATTTTAGCACTGGGCCATCCTTTGCGCAGGCTATGATTTTGGGATCAGGCATATTAGACGTAAACATATTAGAAGACTCAGCAGCCATCATTGTTGACGTATCAAATCAAATCAATTTTATACAAACCACCAGAGGCCGTAATCCTTTATTCGATCAATTCCAAACAGGCCAGTTAACGTTACGCATCGTAGATCAGAATGGCGATTTTAACCCAACTAACCCACTAAGCCCCTATGCTCCCGACCTAACACCTATGAAAAAGGTGCAGATCACTGCAACCTATGGCGCTACCACTTATCCTATATTTTCAGGTTTTATTACAAGCTATGTTAATACCCAACCTAAAGATGCTACAGAAGTAGCCTATACAACCATACAAGCTGTAGATGCCTCTAGGTTAGCCAACAATGCGCAAATAACTACTGTGGCAGGTGCTACCGCTGGCGATTTATCAGGCACACGTGTAAATCAGATATTGGATCAAATTAACTGGCCGGCAACTATGCGTGATATTGATGCAGGTTTAACTACGCTGCAAAATGATCCAGGCACACTACGCACATCACTTGGCGCTTTACAAACTGTAGCCCAGTCAGAATATGGGGCATTCTATGTCGATGCTAATGGTGAGTTTGTATTTCAAGATCGCAGCGTTACTGCTACTTCAATAGCCAACACAGTTACAACTTTCAACGATAATGGCACAGGTATTGCCTACGCTAACGCTAATTGGAAACTAGATGACACACTTATCTTCAACTCATCTACTGTTACGAGGATAGGTGGCACGCCACAAACCGCCATTAACCAGCCTTCAATCGATAAGTATTTTATCCATAGTTACCAAATCCAAGACTTGCTAATGCAGACCGATGCTGTAGCCCTGGACTATGCTGGGGCTTATACAGCCAGCCGTGCTGAGACTAGCGTGCGATGCGATTCCATCGAGCTAGACCTATACACAGACAATTACAACGCAGGCATAATTGCAGCCTTAGAGCTTGACTTTTTCGATCCAATCAGGGTGGTTACTACCCAACCAGGAGGCTCTACCCTAGACAAAACTTTGCAGATTTTTGGCGTGCAAAACGTCATTACACCCAACAGCTTTAGAGTGATCTTTACAACCTTAGAACCAGTAATAGACGCTCTAATTTTAAATAACAATATCTACGGCACTTTAGACTATAATGTGCTCAGTTACTAAGGAGTAAAAATGGCAGCAGGATTAGGCTTCAAGGATTTTCAGACAGGCGAGGTATTGACCGCAGCCGATGTCGATGGCTATTTAATGCAGGGTGTCTGGGTGTTTGCCAGTGCCGCTGCTAGAGATGCAGCCGTAACATCACCGCAAGAAGGTAATTTTGCATATCTTAAAGATACAAACGTAACCACATATTACACAGGTAGTGCTTGGGCAAACCTAGATACAACAGGTATGACTAACCCAATGACAACTACTGGCGACATCATTTATTCTTCGAGTGGATCAACACCCGCAAGACTTGGCATTGGTAGCACGGGAAATGTGCTTACAGTCGCTGGCGGTGTGCCGAGTTGGGCTGCTCCTACTAGCTCAAGTGGACCGACATTTCGTGCTAGAAGAACAACGGCGCAATCAATAAATCAAAATACTTGGACTAAGGTGCAATTATCAACAGAGGACTGGGATACTGCAAATAATTTTGACCCAACTACAAATTATCGTTTCACTCCAACAACATCTGGTTATTATCAAATAAACGCAGAGTTAACTGGCGTTGCTGCTAGTGGTAGTGGTCTTAATGCAAGCGTTTACAAAAATGGCGCTAGTTATCTTGGAGCAAATTTAACAATAGGTGCTGATGGTTATGCTGGAATTACTATTGCTGGTCAAGTTTATTTTAATGGTTCATCTGATTATGTTGAACTGTTTGGTTTTTTAACTGCTGCTGGCACACCAAGAACAATAGAAGGCCGTATGGATGGCGTTTGGATAAGGAGCTAAAATGGGTTTATATAATGAAATAATTGAAGCATATCCTGAATTGACAAATAAGGATTTTGGGTCAATAGGTAGCATCACTTTACAAGATGACAGCGATGAAGTTGGGGCGTATATTGCCAAATGGGAATACAGCCAACCAATTCCAGAGGGTTTAACACTAGGCAAACCTGAAGCGTAATGAAACCTAAGTTATGCGCCGCTGGAGTTCAGTTAAGAGATCAAGTTGATACGTGGTTTCCAGATAGGTGTACTAAAAGTCCAGAAGGATGGTTGGGCGATAGTCGTCACTCCGCCAGAAAATCGGATCATAATCCAGACGAACACGGGTGGGTCAGAGGTCTTGATCTTAATTCTAGGTTGGAGTCATCCGACAGCCTCGCACCTTATCTGGCTGACCAGATCAGAATCGCAGCCAAACAAGATCCACGCCTATCATACGTCATCTATCACGGGCGAATATGCTCAAAGATATTAAACTGGCGCTGGCGTAAATACAAAGGCATTAATCCACATAAGCGACACATACATATTAGTTTTACAAAGTTAGGCGACCTAGATAATAGGCCGTTCGATATACCACTAATAGGGGGCAAGATATGAAGATAAGCAAAAAGCAACAGGCCGTACTTAAATCATACGCACGTGGCGTATTGGTTTCATTCTTAACATTCTTAGCAAGTAACGAACTGGGATTAGATCCTGTTGTAGCTGTGGTTATCTCAGCGCTTGCAGGTCCAGCAGTCAGGGCTTTAGATAAATCCGATAGTGCCTATGGCCTCGGTGCTAATGACGCATGACACCTACAGAGTGGGCTGGCTTTGGCGCTGGCGTTTGCGCCGTGCTAACAGGCGGGCTAGTCGGGTTACGTTTCTTAGTTAAAGGCTGGCTTAATGAACTGAGGCCCAATGGAGGGTCCAGTATGAAGGATCAATTAACAAGACTAGAACAGCGTGTTGATGATCTATTTATTCTAATTAGTAAGCGATAATTTTAACATGGCTACCGTTCGCAAGCGCAAGAAGATAAGCAGACGCAGGGTGCGTAAGTCGCCCGACCCATTAAGTAAGTTAGAAGTATTTTACATTGCCAAACACGAGATGTTCAAAGCAGCACGTAAGGCGGGTTTCTCCGAGTCCGTTGCGCTGTATCTCATGGATAGCCCTGAATCAATGCCTGACTGGATCGTAGGCGACAAGGGAATTATTCCAACTATCCCTACTCCAGACGAGGAAGACGATTAAGCGTTGGCTAGTAATCTCAGATTTGCAGGTTCCATACCAATTGGATTCTGCCGTAAAGAATATCATCAAACTAGCAAGGCGGGAGAAGTTTGATTCTGTATTGGTGGTCGGCGATGAGATTGACTTTCAATCAATTAGCAAATGGAGCGAAGGGACACCTCTGGCTTATAGCGAGGATCTACACGCTGATCGTGAGCTATGCAAGCAAATACTCTGGGATATCGGTGAGTACAGTCCAGAAATGCACATTATCCGTTCTAATCATACTGATCGCTTATATAACACTTTATTAAAAGTCCCAGGGCTCATAAATTTACCTGAGCTACAGTACCCAGCCTTTATGGGTTTTGCCGATATGGGTATGACCTA